GGGACACGACGAAGTGGTGCTTCCACACAATCGACTTTGCTAATTTCAATCTGCTTGAGGGGATGACCCCAGAATGACCTCCATTCGTATGTCCAGTCTGAAGGCTGGGTGCCAGCACCTCTGATATAGACAGTGGGCTCATCTCCTCGAACGGTGAATTTGAATACGTGGGTAAACCTTCGGACAAGTGCAAACCATTGTGGCTCTCGAGTAGTCCAATCATACCAGTCTCTCGGATGATAATTGGTGGTGATGAATATACGCTTCGCCGTAAAGGCGGTGAAACCTCCTTTAATTGCAACTCTGATAGGATAAGAGTCCAATATCTGAAGTAGGGATGAGAGAGGAGACTTGCTCATCTTACCTGCGAAGTCATCCAAGAGTACGTCATCATTTTGGTCCATGCCGTCAAACCATTCTACACCAGAGTCAGGGGGGGTGGTGTAGAGATCGCCTTTCGCTGCTTCATGTACCGCGAAAGTCTTACCAGACCCAGGGGGGCCGATCAGAAGACATACCACGGGCTTGTCTTCTCGGGGGGGAAGGTAGAAGGACTTTACGGCCTTCAACCCTCGCTGGAAGCGGATGTAGGAACTAGAGAAGGAGTCAGCGATGTCACGCTCTGACTTACCTTTGACAGCCATCTGGTACATTGCTGTGAGATCTGATCGGTCCGAAGTGGAGAATTTTCCTATCTCTACTGGCTGGCAGCCTTCCTTCCGGGTCTCATCTTTCATGCAATAGTTCCTAGCTTGTTCTCTAGTTCCACGTCTCTTCTCCCAGTGACAGCGTGCTAAAAGGTAAGTAAAGGGACATTTATTATTTAATGATGATGATTGGCTTTCCACTCTTAGTGGCTTCTCTGAACTGGAACATACCAGCTAATGGCATCTTACGGATGCTACTGAGCCTTTGGGGCTTGTCGAACTCGACATATCCCTGGATGTGGGGGGTACCAGAGTCTGCGACTTCTGATTGGAAGACTACATAGGTAGTCGGCCATTCCTTGATGATGTCGTAGACCATCTGATCGTCACCTGGCGGGTTGTTCCAAGTGAAGCACCAGTGCTTTGCAGCCGGAGGCTGGGTAGTCTTCGCCTTCTTAGCCGGGGGCTGAAGAGGGAGGTCTTCTTGGGTTGCCTTCCGTTTGAGGGAGGGCTTCTCTTTCTTAGGAGTCTTCGGAGCTTTGACACTCTTGAACTCTTTGGGAAGAGGGGGGGACATCTCGACGGTTGATTCCTCGGAGGAGGAAGACTCATCGGAGATAGAGGAGAAAGATTCGGGGTATTGGGATGTCATGGACGGGAATAAATGCACTTAGCTGATTTTTTAGACTCTGGAACTGTAGTGGCTATTCACCAGAGGAAACAATTACCTATATTACGAAATCGATATATGCTCTGAGGGGGCTTGCCACTCACTTCCCAGGCCGGGTACCTGCGCAAGGATTTAGAGCGGATTACACTTTTTTTAAAAAAAACTGAGTAGGGTCGGACTCGAACCCGGACCAGAACGTGTGGAGGGGTGCGGCCTAACCGTTACTCTAGGAGCGACCTATACTTGAGAATAGTAAACATGGTTTGGTTATTAAAATGGGTTGTAGGATTTAATGGGGGTGTTGTCGATAAATGGGATTTATCGGACTGCCCGAAATAGTCGGGCAGTCGGGGGTGGCGGGGGTAATACTAGACCCCGCCACCCTCAGGTCAGTTGGAACACTTTTCGGTTAGTCAATTCATTTCTTTTCTTATGAAGGAGGAGACCATCCTTCTTATCGTTAACACTTTAATTACTACTGTCATCGTTCCTCTTATCATCTATGTCTGGAAGGCGCTTTATTCCCAAGGACTGGGGACCAAGAGGGAGATTTCCAAACATTCGCTTGAGCGCATCAGGACGGAGTCCTTACGAGAATCGGATCATATTCCTCAGAACGCAGATTAGTAACATCCAATATGCTTTACATCGTTTCAATTGGTACCAATGGGAGCTTGATGAGCACGAGGAGAAGTTAGCACATCTTAAGAGTGAGCTGGGGAGGATGAGGAGGCTGGAGGCTCGAAGGAGGTTCTTCTTGATGAGAAGGAACAGAAGATTCCAATAAAATTCCTAGAAATTTCCTCAACTTTTCTGGGCGAGTTGGCGCGCATTTTAGTCGGGGTGTTTTTTTCTGTTCTCCTGGGTCATTATTTACAGTCCTCGCATTGTAAACATGTCTCGTACTCGTCCGGCATCTTGGGCAGGCATGCGTGGTGGCCTTACTGGCACAATGGCATCTCGTGGTCGTTACTACAGCGGGAGGAAAGCTATGAGAAGAGCTAAGTACTCAAGTGCTCGTTCCTACAAGAAGAACATCGTTGTCCTGAAGACTGATGGCGAACTGAAGGGGGTTGACACGGATCTGTCGGTGGACCCTGTACTTGCTACTACTAGCACTAATGATGATGTGATTCCTCTCAACTTGGTCGTCCCTGGAAATGGTTCCTTCAATCGCGTTGGTCGAAAGATCCACATGAAGAGTCTACGACTCAAAGGAAGCGGTACCTTTGAATACGGTCACAACGCTACAACGAGCGATCTCTTCGGGAACAACCTTCGAATGGTGGTGGTCTATGATAAGCAGCCATCTGGTGTGTTGCCGACCTTTGCTGACATCTTTGGGACTACCACTCAGGCTGGCACTGAGGCATCGCGGATCTTAGATCCACCTCGCTATGACAACATGGGAAGGTTCCGAGTTCTGATGGACAGATGCGTCACTTTAAACCCAGTCCTCTCTAATGAGAACGGGGGTACTGCAGACCTTGCGGCTACTCAGTTCTGCTTTGATGAGTACATCAAATTGAAGAATCTGGAGACTGTTTACTCAGGTCAGTCCGATCCTCAGACGATTGCTGACATCTCGACTGGAGCTCTCTACTTCATTCCTCGCGCGACATTGAACCTTGCTAACATTAGCAACTTCGCGATCACGACCTTCAGCCATGCTCGTCTCCGTTACACTGATTGAGTGTTTTTTTTAATAAAAAGAGTATTACTACTCATTTGTGTTTATTTCTTTAAGTACTTTCTAATCAACTTTGCTCCTCGCTTACGCTCTCTCTTATCTTTAATACTTTCCTTCTTAAGGATCTTGTTGAGGACGACTTCAGAAGTCTTCCTTGGCGGGACACGACGAAGTGGTGCTTCCACACAATCGACTTTGCTAATTTCAATCTGCTTGAGGGGATGACCCCAGAATGACCTCCATTCGTATGTCCAGTCTGAAGGCTGGGTGCCAGCACCTC